TGCTTGGGGGTCCGCCACATCAGATGACTTTCCACCACCCATAGTCATGATAGCTTCGTCTCCGTAGACATACTTACCCGTTTCACTATCCCAACGTGGCTCTTCACCACGAGCGATTGCCTCAAGATATTCGACAGGTTTCTTGGAATACACATCTTGCCAAGTCAATTCATCTGCCAACCAAGACTTCATAACTTCAGCGTCTTCGTGAAGAATTGATGGGTCATCGTGCATGATAGTTTGAATTGAGGTGTAATCTTTACCACCTGGAGTCTTCTGTTTTACGAGCTGTATGATAAGGTCACGTCCTTTTTCAGGGTCAGTGATATCACCCTTTTGTCTCCAAATGGGGATAATTTTATCCAAGATACCTTCGTTCTTGTAATTGTGTTTGAATCTCCAAAACTTTACACCTTCGTCTTCCGCATCACGGTCTACAACTTTTGCAATGTAGAATTTACGTGACTTGTATTGACGAGCAAGTTCTTTATCAGATTCTTTTCCTGTAGCCATAAGTTCTTCGTGAACCTCATTCAAAGGAGAACGTTCGTTGTCGTTCTTTCCCGGGTCATAGAACTTTTGCCATTTACCACCTACTTGAAGTTCGTGGTAATAAACTTCAACAAAAGGTGAAGAACCATCTTTTGTTGGAAGAATACGTACTCTACGTTGACCTTGTGATTGACCTTGCGGTAGAATACAAGCAAAATATTTCTTCATTCTTTCTTCTTGTGACATACGATTGCTGTCACTGGAACCTTGTGAGTTCTTTTCGTACTGAGCCAGTACTGCGTCAAGTGCATTACTCATGTTAAATTAAAATTAGTTTGTTAGGACATAAAAAATATACGCCAAGTTTATTGTTTCGTCAAATCAGTCGCCAAAAAAAAGGGTCACAACGTGACCCTTATAATATAGTTCATAACTCAACCTTTTCAACCTTATCTGAAAGATGTACCGGTTGGTTCAGCACCGTACTGGTCAAATGTTTTTTTAATTTCACTTGGTACGATTTGCTCAACTTCGTCTGAGGTGAGAACGTATTCGTTCTTACCTTGTTTTTCCATATCTTGTTGCTTGTCTTGAAAAAAATCTGAAAGTTTTTGGTGGTATGGTCCACTATCCAAAGTTCTTAATTCAAGTTTCTCTTGAGCTGTTTTGGGTCGGTATTTTTCAATTTTTTCTTCAATAGAATTTAATTGTGAAACCAAACCTTCCATTTCAGCTAACTTACCCTGCAGACCTTCAAGTTGTTTGAACATCATGTCAAAATACTCATTTTGTTTTGACTCCATGTTTTTTTGTGAATTTACTAAATCAGTAATATCAAGTTCCTCTGAACCTTCTTCGGTTTCTGTAGATGAACCAGAATCATCAATTTTTTCCACGTCATCGTCCTTGGTAACATCAATTACTTCAGGTTCTGCTTGAGGTTCGGCCAAAGTAGGGTCAACTTCAGGTGCCGGAGGAGTAGTGGTTTCCGCACCTAACTCAGCAGGTGCTTCAGTTCCAGGTGGTAACGCTTCGGGTGCCCCTTGTTCTGTAATATACTTGTTAATCGAGTTGTGTCTCTTAAGTTGTTCTAATATTTTTTTGTCTACAGTGTTCATTGTTTAACCATTTAATAATTGTTTCACTCCTTGTGGTGTTTCAACTTGGACTCTTTTATTGGTTCTCATCGTGTTATCAACTCTTTCGATAAGACCATCACGGTCTCTAACTGTGTAACAATCACCAGTGTTCAAGTCACAAACTTCCGTGTATCCATTACCTGTGGTTTTTTCACTATATCTTGAATTAGTTCCAAGATAATTGTCAAGATGTTGCTTTAGATTCATACTTTTTTCTCTATAAATATCAATTAAAACGAAATAAGACCTAAACTGATTGCTTTCTCGGTGACTTCGTCAGCAGCTTTCACCAATTCATTGAAATTCTTTTGATTAGCCTTAATCCATTTTTCTTTTTCCGCTTCTGTATTCCAACGTTTTGTTGGCCACCATTCCAACCACACTTGAACTAAACTGATTGCATAATCAGATTTATTATTCCATTTGTAACTTGGATTAGAATAAACGATAGATTTATTTTGTGGACCTGACTTATTCAAATAATAAGATTCAATGAACTCTACAGATTTTTGAAAACTGTCAAAAGTCGCATAAGGTGCTGTTACCCCCTGATTAGAACGACATGAATATTCTCGTCTTAGATAAATCTCACCTCTCTGAGCGTAACTTATATTTTGATATATTGTTCCTCCAAGAGGTGTTCCTCCCAAATCATAATCGTAGGCGTATAATTTGGTGTCATCATGTCCATTGACGTAGGCATTGAAGAATACCATACCACGGGCGACTCTGTCGGCAACATTATTTTTAATAATTGTTGCAAAATCGTTGTAAGCAATCGAACGTAGTGTTGGACTATCAATCCCCACAAAATTTCTATACCTTTGGTTAGCCACTGCAATATCGTTAGCACATTGAGCGGGATTAGCCGCGGTAAACTCACTGTTATTCTGTATTGAATTACCTACCGCAATGATATTCTTGGAAGGGTTAACAACCGTAGTTTCTTTTAACCTCGAAATCTGTTGTACCAATTGAGACAACAAATTCTTGTTCAGACTTACAAGTTGTTGGGTAATCAAAGGTATTGAGTATACTGGCATTCTAATTCCTGAGAAGTATGTTCTAAAATTACCCGAATCAATTACGTGTTCTACCGATTGAATCATATATGGTCCGTAGAACATGGGGACATGTTGTAGATTAAAATACATTGTTGGTTGAATCATAACATTCCCCATAGATTCGACTCTACATTCATAACTTCGAGTTTTATAAAAATTAAATAACCCTACACTTGAACTCATGGCATTCCTACCTCCGGCTTGTAAGGCGATGTCAGTAACAACTCTGTTTGATTCACTTGTGGCGGCAGCCGAGTTTTGGTCCAACTGAATACTATAGAAAACCCCTTGATTCCTAGTACCGAAATCCACATTGAATGCAACAACCTTGTTGGATTGTCCCCAATTGGTCTTATTTTGTAGATTATCAACCAAAGGTTGGTCACCACCACAATCGAATTGAAATGAATCAGTTTTGTATTGATATTCAGGATTTGATTTGAGTTCCAAGTGTTCACTTGGTTTACCAACATAATAACACACCAACTTCGGTTGGGAGTCTCTATAGTCTACTTCCAAGAATGTACCGAATAAAGAATTTGCCAAGTCCGATGAGGTTTCAGTTCGTGTTGGTCTAACTCCGTTGGTTACATCCCCCAACCCCCAAAAGTTTACATATGCTGGCATTGGCATCATTTGGAACTTGTTGTCGGCAATAATTTTACTGACAAAATCAATCACACGGGTATTCATGGTTGTCGTACCCGAGAAAAATTCTTTCAATTTTATAATATCAACCAAAACCACATCTCCGATATCTCTGTTTGCTCTATCTAAGAAAAGAACGTCTTGGAATAGGGGTCTATTTTGGAAGTCCGCCCCCGCAATCCATTTATCATTAAACGCTTTGAACGATTCCCATAAATCGAGTTTTGAGGTATCTCCATCCAATGCTGAGAGGATTGGCTTGTCGTTTGTTTGTTCAACATTTGGTAATTGTTTTTGTAATGAAAAAAACAATTGGGTCAATATCTCACTTACAAATTCATCACCATTTTGGTAATAGGTATTAATATCGGTGGTGAATGTCGCTCCACTATATTGACCTTGATTTTTCAACTTTTGGGTTGCAAAAATCTTAATCATCGGAGCAAAGGTTTTTACATTGTCTTCAGTAAATGCCATGTTAACCGCGGGGAAAAAGTCTGTAATGTAAGAACTTGTTCCAACATAATCCATTTCAGGAATTGTTGAGAATCCAACCCATTGATACAGAGCGTTCCATGCGTCAGGGAAACTTGCCTGTGATTGGGCGAATGTAATATTCCCTCCTGGTCCTGGTAGTGTATTTTGAATATATGGTTGCCATGTGTAACCATCAAAAACTTTATTTGTTTCATTTGATGTGAAACTACCGAAAAGTTTCCTGTTAAAGTTACTTGGATTTCCGTATCTAAAGACAACATTATACTCCAATAAAGTTTGAATTACAGAACCAACTTTGAGTGTTTGAGCATTTCCTGCTTTGATTACATAATCGTTGTAATTTAGTTGACGGTCGATGACATCAACAGATAATATTTCTGTCAATAAACTTTGGAAATTTCTGTTGGTGACAACCACACCATCCATATCATCGACGGACAGAGTGTTCAAAGGTCTACAAAAATCTAAGAATCTTTCCTCAAATAAGTCTAAAATTTCTTTCTTGAAAACTCCGAAGATTTCTTCGATTGTGTCGTAGTTATTTTCCAAAGAAAATGCGTCTTTGGAAAATGAATCGGGACTAAAGTTTTTGAAATATTGATTGTAATCAGGCTTGGTAATGCTTGGGAGTTCAAAATAACCAAAGTTGGGGGCTTGCCAAAAAGTTCTTGCTGAACCATCATATACTGCCGTGTTACCAAACACCTCTTGGTATTTTGTGTTTGCCGAAAAACATTCAGCATAGACTTGGTTATAACTTGAACCAAAACTCGGGAATAGAATTGTTTGTTGTTTTAAGCTTGATGGGAACTTGGCAGAATTGTCAGTGTCATACGAAGCGTACCAAGTATTGAAAGATAAGTTTCTAAGAATATTTTGCGGGTCATATCCTAATGGTAAATTGATATTGGCCGAATCAATTGTTCCAACGTTCATTCCTTCGTCTATCGCATTTTGTATTTCAGCGTCAGTGTATTGACTGAACAAATCTTGTCCTGTCATCATGTAATAAATGTTATTTATAACTTTTGGGTAAAACCCAACATTCATATATGATGATGTAATGTTAATAGGACCCAAAGATGTTGTAGAATCATCCTCTAAAACTAACTTAATTGAACTATTTTTTTGGTCTGTAAAAGAATAGACTTTGGTAACATCCAATGTCGTTGGGTCATACAAATCCACATAGTTGATATTATTCCAAATTGGATTCAAAATGTCCACACCCGTCGTAATCTGTGTTTTGTATCTGTACCAAATGGCTCCGTATTTAAGAATCCACGCATAGGGTAATTTGTGAACCCCACCAAACTTAGTAAATGTTGAAAACATGTAATCCAACTCAGTTACAGATGAGTTTTGGATGGTTTTGTATTTTTCCCTTAAGGTAGTTAAAGGAAGTGAGTTAAGGAAAAGGTATGCTGAAGTAACAAAAGGATTTGCTGAACCGTTTCTTTGGTTGTCAATATCCTGCATTAACGCATTTAAGAATACTGGGGTATTCAACATTGAAGTGGTTTGGTCCGCACTTACCCTTCCTGTTTTATTTTCATAAAACAAGTTTCCTTCGGTGGGTAAATAATTTCTTTGAATTATTCGGTCAGTATAGAATGCTGATAAGTTTACCGTCTGTCCATTTGAGTTTGTCAGATTCGGACTTTCTATGTTGAATCCGTTTGTATATGGTTTGTTAACACCTGATAATCCATTCTGAGCTGTACGATTACCAGTATTCAAACTAGTTTCTATTGCACTGTTCAACAAAGAATCATAACTTTCGTCAGTTTGGAAATTACATATAAACCGATTCGATTCATTCAGGAACAAACTTTGAGTTGTATTGTAAACATTAGTAGATAATTTATATCCTGACAAATTTTGGGAATTCCATGTGGTGTCAGTAAAAGGATAAAGGTCAGTAATGTCTGTAGTTGTTGATATCGACGATTTGATATATTCTGAAATCTTTGTCAACGACTCAGTCTGCTGGTTTGTGTTTAATGCCGAGTTTTTAATCACGTCGTTTGACAATAAAGAAAAATCCACATCAGTAATTCCTCTCAGATATTCAGAAGTAAATTCTCCCCTAATGAGTTGTTGCCAAGAAGGTCCTGTTCCATCATTTGATGATTGTCTTAACACACCCAAATAGTTTACAGGAGTAAATGCGATATTTTTGAGTATCTTAGTCAATTGTGGACTAGTACCCAATAGGGATGTCTGAATATTCAAAGATTCAATATCAGACAAAGCTTTGTAAACCTCCAAAGAATTTGAACCATCTTTACCCAATCTGTCCCAATAAGCGGCTAAAATTACTCTCTCATAAATTTCATACAAAAATTTTACTGCTTGATAATCACTGTATGGAAAATTTGTCATTGGGAATTCGACACCATTCACTGACAATCTTCTGATACTTCTAGATTCATTATTATCACTCGTTGGTATTGGAGGGTTATCAGCCGTTCTTGCCAAACCCCTAATGTATTCTTCGACAAATTGGACTTCCGGCCAAGCCTCGTAATTATTAGCACCAGTCTTGGAAATTTCACTTGGAGCACCAGGATACCTCAATTCATATTGTTCACCATCAGGCGAATTTGTATTCACGATGTATTGAGGCCAAGGGTAGACTGGGACTTCCGCAAGAGCGTTATTGGCATTGACTGTAAATGGTGTGTTGTTTTTACCATCCGAACTTGCAGATGTTGTAACCTGATTGAAAACGGCTTGTTTACGGATTTTACTTAATCTTTGACCCCATGCTTGTGTGTGGACATCATCCATCATTAGATAAAATGCTTCAAGGGAAGCAAAAATCATCGCCATAATATTTTTGATAGAAGGTCTGAATCCAATACCATTGGGGCCTTCAATTTTCTTCTCCAAGAAAGCACTGAGGGCCAACAAAACTTTTTCTTTAGCTTGATTAATTTCATTATTTATCAACGAAATTAGCCCAGAAAAATAATCATCCCCTTCAAATACAAAATTATATGTTGGTAAAAGGACCGGTTGGTTTTCTAACTTTATCGCCTGAGTTCTGAAATATTTTACCCCCTCTTCAGCTTTCAAAGCACTAACCTGTAACTCAGTCCCTTTAATTTTATTTCTAACCGCATAAGTCGCTGCCCAATCGATTTCTTCAATGGTAATTGATTTTCTAAACGTGTCGGGAATAACCGCACCATCTTGGTCTAAACCTTTCAATGGGTCGTTTACGAATATATTTTTTAACTTTTTAACCCTGACGGATGTATCTGTGATTCCTTCAACAGTAAAACTACCTTGTAAACCAAGTGTAGGGTTTTTATTAAGTTGGGTTTTGTATTCATTAACAATTCTTCTTAAAGTTGCAATAGCGTCTTGTCGAGTTTGTTCAGAAGCTATTGTTTTTTCATTAAAAACGTATGATGTGGTAATAAATTCTTTGTCGTTTTTACGAGTTTTGTAAACGAAAGTCTTGTTAGGGTCAATAAATTGTGAAAACCACGAGTTGGCATTTGATGAAAACACATCCTCTTGGAATTCTTGAATCAATTTGAAATAACTCTGAATATTCGAGAGTGGTGTAAAATCCTCTTGTCCGAAACTCTCTAACAGATTTTTTTCTAAAACGTCCAATCTAGCCCTTAATTCAGGTAAAGAAAGTTCAGGTAAATCTTTGGATATCAAATTCAAAGCTTTGTATTTCGAATACATATTTTTTATAAAGCCAGCACCTTTTGTTGTTCTGACATTTACAGTAGGACTTGTTGTATTACCCACCGAGGCCCGAGCGGCTTGTACTGATGGTGGTTCAGCTCCCGTTGCGGTGACCTTAAAGTCAGATGTATACATAAAAGGAGTTGCGAACAAAGCACCTACTTGTGTCTCAGCCAAAATGGTGTATTTGTAAGAATAAAACTTCAAACTAATTCTGTAGTTTCCCGTATTACCTTCAAAAGCCGCCGAGAAATTTGTAAGAATAAGTTGGTATTTAATCGCCTTACCATAATACCCTTTCATAGTCAAATAAAACATAGGGTAAGGTAAATTAAAGAATGCCGCATATTCAGAATTTTCCCCTTTCTCAAAAAGAGCTCTACCTTGGGTGTCAATTAAAACCATTTCAACTGTTGGTGTGGCACTTCGGGTATTTTTTACTCTAATAGATTCTATACCCATCAGACCTGTGTCCATTGAATTTAGAGTATTTTGTTTAATATAAAATTCGTTGGGTTTGTTTTCTACTTGAATGTTTGCCTTACCTGGTTGATTTGTTCCTTTACCATTAACAGCGTTTAATCCTGTGATTTCATCCAAGTAGGAATTATCCAATCTTGTTTTACCGCCAGGTCTTAAAAAGTTGATGGAGGCAAGTTGTACGTTTTGTACCGCATCATCAATAGGAGCCCCAACAGCAAGTTTTGTTCTTGGAAGAACTTTTGCTTCCAAATTGGCGTACATAACAAATTCTTCAGGGTGTATTTGTCTTTCTCTGACAGTGCCGTCCGCCTGTTGTATTTTGTTTGGGTCTACTAAGACAATATTTTGACAGTCAAAATCAACAAATATATTATCATTGTAACTCGAATTCTCACCTGCCATAATAGAAGAAATATTGGTCTACACCATTTTTATAGTCTTGTAATGAAGATACTAGCGGGTATGGGATAGTCAATATAGAGTTATTGGGTATATTCCATTCCAAACCCCCATATTGTGGATTCGCCTGTAATATTAACCAACCAAAAAAAGGAGTTCCATAATATTCTTGGGAAACTTTATCTAACCTACTAATACCAGTTCTATAAATGTATCTTTGGTCTGTGGTCTTACTTGGCAAAGGAATGAACGGGACAACGGTCTGTTCCCCATTAACGAAAAATTGTTGATATCTGTTGTAATATAAATCCATTAATTAAATTTTCGTTTCAAATTGTATGGTGTTGGTAAAGCGGTATCGTTTTTACCTGAGTAGATATTTTGTAACTGTGTTTTCTTAGTTTGTGGCGCCAATAAATCTTCAGAAAATACCAAAATTCTCGTTTGATTTGGTTGGATTGTTGGTTTGTAATCTTCGTATGATACTCCTGTGGTGCTTGTTCTAAAAGTAGTTAGAAGTTCTTTGTTGGCGGTATTAACACGTGTCCACTTATTGAATCTCGAATCGTTGTTACCTAATCCATCGTAAAAGAAGTTAACAGCATTTGTGGTTGCTTGGTCCAAACCAAGAACCAAACTATCCATGAATCCTTTCTTATTTGCAGGGACCAACATAGCTCTTGACATCAACATGTATTCCAACTTAGCAACATTAGTACTCAATTCAGTATTGGTAACATTTTCACTTGCGGGTGGAGTATAAAAGAAAGTCTTTGTGTCAAAACTTGTTTGATTATATAACTCGTATGAAGTCAAATCTGTTAAGAACTGATTTAAGTTATTTGATATTGTTCCAATATCGGTACCCAACTGATTCAATGTATTAACAGAAGCCCCTCCAACCGTTTCAGTTGTTCCTGTTGTACTATAAATCAGGGCAACATTCTTTTCGTTTATTTTTCCATCGTATCCTGTTGTGTTGGCAGTTGCTCCACTCAAAACAAAATTGATTCTGTCGATGTTATAAACCAATGTTTGTTCGAGTTCCACTAATGTTGTAAGATTCTGAGTCAGACCATTCAAGAATCCGCTTTGGTAGGTTTGAATGTATTGTTGATAATTCTTTTTGAACAATCTCTTTTGAGCGTTTGTTATAAGTGGATTGGTAAATCCTGGACTTGTGAAGATTGGTAAGTTATCCGCATTTAGTTCGGCCAATAACTTGGTAAACGATTCTTGAACATACTGTTGGTATTTCATTGGTTTACCATAGATATTAACCGTAGTGGCACTGACAGTTCCTGTGTTATACCCAGGATTTCCCCTACCATTAGAATTTAACAAAGACAATATACCATAGTTGTAGTTTGTTAGAATATTGTCGAAGAAATTCAAAGTGCCTGTAAAATAACCATCAGTTTGACTGATGAAATTTTCTACAAAAGTCTTATAACCAATTGTTCCTGTAGAACCCGAAGAGGTTGACCCTGTAATTGTCTGTGTTCCAATTGTATTCCCTCCATCGGTTTTTTGTTGGTTGTTAACGTTCGATTGTCCCACAGTTGGTGGATTATTTGTGAGAAACTCCACAATTTCCTTATCTAACTTGGAAGTGTCCTCTGTGGCTTCCGCTCTTTCATCATACATTTCCGTGTTTGCATAATAATTGAACGATAGAGCATTTTGAAGGGTATCGATAGGATTTTTCAATCCCGACCCTCCAACAAAGTTGAATGACATTGTTACGTCGGCAATCATCGGTTGCATTCCGATTCCTTCAGGGTTCATATCAAATGATTTTTCGTAAGAAAAATTCAAACTTGTAGGAATAATTTTCGTGTTGTAGAAATCACCAACCCTTAAAACTAATACTGGTGGAGCCCCAAAAGCCGTGTTTGTAGCATCGTTGTATAACTTTTCACCGTTTGGACCAATCGTTGGAATTGTATCACCAGGTCTCATACATTGTTGAAGGAATGTCAAACGAGCATTCAACCCTTCAGGTGTCATAGAATGGAAAGCTGGTTGAAAATATTTGATTTTTTCTTTTATTGAATCGTATATAAACGGATTTTCTTCTTTGAGAACTTGGAAGTAATCACATTCACTCAACAAATATCTCAGGAGTTTCTTGGATGCTCCTTTGTATAATGCCTGTGTAGGTTGTACGGCACTCCTTGTGTTTTCTTGACCTGGTTTTATTGGTTGTGGTTTAAGTCCGTCGGAAGCTAAATTAGCATTTACATCAACATTTTGAGGTTCAGGTTGTGGTTGTATTGGGTCAATAGTAATTTTGGTAACAATTACCGCTCTACAGGACATTGCCTTGGTGGAATAGATTTTAGCATTTCCTGTTAGGTTCTGACTACAATTTACAGATTCGTATGAACCTGAACCCTTTGGTGTTACATTTGTCACTTCACCCTTAGCAACAGGGTTAAAGACTAATTGACCTCCTGATATGTAGGGTTCCAAACTTTTTGCTCCAGGAAAAGAAAATGTTTTGAAGAAGTTTGTAACAGAACTTATTCTTCTTTCAGATAACTTTTGGTTATAAGTCTCAGTTTGAGGTGAAGAAGCACTTCCTTGTAAATCTATAACAACTTTTGATGCTTGTTTTTGTTGAAGAATGTCAAATATTTTAGAACCCAACTCTTGCATTTTATCATAATTCGAAGTTATAACATCACTAAAGAATAGGTCTACTGTAGTTGCGGCTGAACCTGCCTTTGTACTATAAAGTTGTTTATTTGTAGGTGACACGTAAGTATCGTATGTGGCCTGATATGGTGTAGATGTTGTTGTTGCTGGATTTGTACCAGGTATATCATTTTCGAAATAAAAGGCATATTGTTGATACGAATTCAAAAAGTCTGCCGATAGAGCCTCTGATGTAGCACCTCCACTTGTTGGTGCAACTGCCGTTTCTGTACTAACATTCTGTACCGCACTTGTATATTGTTCACGGGTAACATTCGGATTATTTACAACTTCTTGCCAAGCTTGAAGTTCGGTTAAGGGAACTGTATTGTAAATTTTAGCTAACTCGTATAAATCATATTTTTTACAACCCGCGAAGAAGGCATTGACAATAGAATCCACTTTTGGTCTATCACCTTCGTTTGCCAATACTTTGTTGACAATTAAATTCAAGATTGATGGATGGTCAACAATAATTTTCCATTTCAAGGTTCCACCTCTTGATGTACTCTTGTATGTGTAAATTGGCTCTGGCCTTCCAAGGAACGTAGTTTCGTTAAATTGGGGTCTGGTATCCTCTGAGAATTGTAAATCATACGGTGGGAACCACATAATTCTTCCTCCATTGGGGCCTTTTTCACAATCAGGTAAATCTTGAACTCTGTAACCAGGTCTATATCCTGTTCTCCACGCCAAGTTTTCAATAGAGAACATGTATTTTTTTACATTTCTTGGACCTGAACCTCCGGCATTTAGAATGTTTGTAGAATCTTTAGATGAGTATGGAACAATATTCAAATTATATGTTGAATCTAATACCGAATATGAAAACTTACGAATATTACCTTCAGATTTCTGTAAGTCTCTATAGGTCATATAAGGAGTATCCTTTGCGAATAATCGACAATACTCAATACCAACATTTGCTTGTCCGTCTGAATAACGAATAACTTGTGAACCTTTTGTAATTTCTTTATAACCATCAAAGAAAACCTTCGAAGTTTGGTCTATGGCGTTACCAACGTGTCCAAATCGTGCACCTGTATTTGGAACAGAATCAATTAATCTCTGTGTATCATCAAGAATGGAACCTGGTTTGAACTCATAATTGATTGATTGGGTATTTTCAAATTGTCCTGAAATAAAAGGATAATCAGGGTCATCACCACCATAATCTCCACCAGGTTTTTGATATCTCCCAGCATTTGGTGCCCACTTTTCACTGACCCACGAAAATCCACCACTAAGATTTCCATCATCTTCATACGACCTTCCCGCCAAACCAAATTGGAAATTTTGGTCAGCACCTTCATAATCTTTACCTAAAATATCAGGTCCATAGACAGGCGCTAATACTTGTTCACCGAATTCATTCTTTGGTATTTGACCAGGAGGAGAAGTAAGGTATGTCGGCTCTCTTTCAGGACTTCCAACATAATAGGTTCCTTGACTCGATAGGTCGGCAAAACCGGCTCTAATAGCGTTTCCTAATGCAGATATAATACCAGTACCACCTGTGTTATATTGTGGTCTGAAACGGTTCATATCTATGTTCATATTCAACTGAGCTCGTTGACCTGAACCTGTATAATCTAAGAATACTTGTGATGGAGATTTGGGACGACTTCCAAAAAGACCAAATAAACCACCCAAAGCTCGAGCCGCAGGACCCCCCAAGGCTTGACCTAATGATTGCGTTGAGTTAAAATCTCTTTGCAGATTATCTTGTTCAAAATAATCACCAGGTATCGGGGAGAATGGAAAAGTGAATCCCGCAATCCTTTCTACAATATCCATACCTTGGGAGATAATATTTGAACCTCCCGAAGTAATTTTCCAATCCCTGTCAATAATTGGTCTTCTACCCGCAATAATTTGTGATAAATTAATAGGGTCTTGTAATCCATTTAGAATGTTTACTCTACCAATTGTTTGAGCTCGAACATTTTGGTCGACTCTTTGTTGATAACTATATTTAAGTCTTTCTACAGCAATCTGAGCAACTCTCGAGTCATCTGAAGCCGGTCCGTTGTCTCCAATAGGGTCGGCTTGTAACAACACCGCAAACGGTGAATAACTTGAGGGTCTGAAACTTGGTGGGTCCCAGTACGTAGCATTTTTCTGTTCTTTGATAATATCCCCAATATCATAATATCTTATGAATCCTATATCAGGGGTATATTCGTTTTTGATATATTGTCTTTTCTGGAAAGACGTAGAATATTCTTGTAAGGCTGTTGTAAATGGTGGATACGCACCATATGGTCCTCTGTTTGGTAGAACGGGTTGTAATTGATTAATTAATCCGTCGATATCTAAATCGTAACCACCTTCAGGACCGAACTCGTTATTTTTATAAAGATTGTTTGCAAATGGATTAGCACCAATCAGGGAGTTTGGAGAATCTACGACACTAAAGTCATTCTGAACCAATGGACCTAATGCTGGTGAAGAACTTGGAGTAAAAGCACCTGGTATGTTATAGGGAACAAGGTTTCTTAAGAGTAATTTATCTCTTAATAATTTTGTTGCGGCAAAGGTTAACTGACTTGGCATCCTTTTATGATATTCCTATAAATAGAATATTATTGATTTTATGCTGTCGCAGAATTTGGTAGTGTGCTATAATTTGCTTGTTTGGCAAATTCACCCATCATACTTTGTAGAGACTTTCTATATGTCTCATTGTTAAATAAATCGTATGTTAGTTTGTCCATGTCAGCAGGGTTCGAAAAAGTTCCTGTTGGTGTTGTGAGATTAATATTGAGATTACCAGTATAAGTTAAGTCACCAAATTCTACTTTTGTTGGTTGGACAGATGTTGCACTTGTAACACTTGGTAGTTTGACATCAAATAATTCTTCAATTTTTGCAGATGCTTTTTGACTTACATCAATAATTTTGTCAAAAGCGGCACTAGCACCTTCGGCAATTTTGTTACCCGAACTTATATACTTACTTGCAACACCACTATAATCAACGTTACCTATAGCTGAAGATATCTGAGACAGACTTGTCTCAAAATTAACGCCCGCTCTTTTGAACACCTCACTTACTTGAGTGAACCCTCCTTCACCACTTATCAAATCTGTAAGGGATTTTCCGGTTTCCTGATAGAATTTATCAAATTCTTCAATACCTCGTCTTTGATTTCCAAGAGCCGCACCTTCAGCTTGACGACCCGCGGCTATAGTGGCTCTTAAAACTTCTCGAGTATCAGCAGCGGCTCGTCCACCAGCCCCAACAGAGGCTATTCTATCTACTAAGGTTTGTAAAAGAGCTGTTTGTAATTCACTTTCGGTAAGTTGTGCTTCTGCAATATCCTCGAGAGTGGCTGGTTGTGCACTGATTTTTTCAATATCTTCTTGAGATAATTCTGATACCAACTTTTCTTCTCTACCCACTTTAACCGAGAATCCACCTTTTTCTTTGGAGTAAGTAGCCAAGTTAGCAACTAGCATTTTGTCCTCTTCACTCAGTCCGGCTATTTTGAAATCCTTACCTATCATGTTAAGTTTCTGTGTTCCGATTGACATCTTAACTAACTCCTCGTAGGCAATACCTGTTTCCTTCGCAATCTCCCTCATGTCTCGTTTAGCGTTCGGGAAAACTTTGAATTCTTTAGTGGTCTCATCGAAATAGGTGAATTTCTCAGTCATTTTAACCACTTGGTTTTGTAACTCTTCCGTATCTTCAGATGCTAAATACATAAGTCTGAATGGGTCTGCCAAGTCACCAGCAGCAACTCCAAGTCGTTGGAATGATGCAACCATTTCAATTGCTCCTTCTGGATTGAACACCCTTTCAGCAAAACCAAAAATTTCGTTCATATTGATTCTTAGACCAGCCGCCTGTGCCGCCATTCTTGAGAGTCCTTGAACTCCGTTGGTGAACCCGTATCTATTAATATTCTCCAAGTTTGAATTAACCAATCCAAAAACAGCACTTGTGTTAACACCAACGTTTCTCGCAATATCAACAGTTTCTTGCATGTTGTCCTTGATGAATTCTGTTTGGATACCCGCATTTTGGAAACTAGCAACCATTTGACCCGATTCTGCTGCAGTAAGTCCAACTGCCTTTCCTGCTGCGAATAAGTCTGAAACAGTTTCACCCAAGGTGATAACATTTGTGTTTAGTGACTTCGCAATTTCTTCTTGTATTGTTGCAACATCTTCCGCCTTTCCTCCCAACGCAACTATTTCGGGTGTGGCAATTGCCAACTCTTGTCTTAACCCAACTATTGCTTGTTGTGTTGTACCGAAGGTTCTTGCAATTCTTGCATTGGTCTCAGTATAAAGTTTTTCTAATCCCTCAGTTCTTGTTGCTAAAGAATTAAAAGCATTCTCAATGGCCGCCTGCATATCCTTAATGGTACCAGTGGCATTATTAATATTATTAATTTGGTTTGGATTCAAAGCCCCTGATGTGGGTCCTGTTGGTGGAGGATTTGTTTGCATATCAAATTAATGTTCCTAATAAATAGAATCATCAACCATTTTTTATATCCGCAATTTTTTGTAAGAGGTAACGTCTGGCGTATGTCGGCATTATCAAATAATCCGACCAAGATACATTAAGTCCTTTGGCAAGGACAAAAAATTCATCTAATTGATATTTTCCGTAATCAGAAGAAAACCCGAAAAAATTCAACCCCGAAGGCGATGCTCACATCTACCTTTTCTCCTGACGGGGTTGAAACTGTTCTTGTTAATTCTAATCCTGGCTCATTATCTACCAAGAAATTCCTAATGTGTTTGGAATCCATAATTGGCATGGATTCGACAAATTTTGCGATATTTTGTGGATTTGGGTCTCCATTAAGAGATACAATCTGTTTGTTGAGTTTCCACGTTACTTTCGGAGCCGGTCTTCCTGTTGGGTAGGATTCTGCCATCCTATTAATCTCGGTAATTTCCTTGTAGGTTAGTGGTCTTATTTTAACACTGACATTTGATTTTGGTAGTATTGTAGTAAAAGTACCATCTTCATCGGGTTGAACTTCACATTTTTTGAAATCTAATTCATCCAACTGAATGGATGACGAAAATCTTTTGTTGGTTGTGGGGTCTAACACAGAAATCTTGTATTCAGGACCAAATGCTGTGTTCCTTAAGAATATAAGAATTGCTTCAATATCTCCATTCAACATTTCATCTGGTCTCAAGTCCGGTTCATATACCTTACTTCTAATCAAATTCATAACCATATCTTCAGCGGGTGAAGATAGAATTATGTTTTCATCAGCCGCTGTTAGGAAACCGACCTTTACCGATTTCTTTTTTGATTTGTAGAAAACTCCTTGGGAGGGAAGTTTCACCACATCATGGGGTAAACTAAAGTCTTGTTGACCCACTTTCATTGCATCATCCATAAAAAAAAACACAGGAGAATTAGTCCCCTGTGTTAAATATACCACTCCTTACTTGTTAATCAACAATAAAAAGTAAAGAGAAAATTAATAAACTAAAATACAACGGTC